GCAGGGAAGTTAATACTAACCAATGGCGATCCTAAAGAAATTCTTAATCCGTTTAACTTTGGTAATGTGTCTCAGATCACCTTTGCCCAAGCTCAGGCGTTGCAAGGCATGGTGCAGCAAGCAACTGGGGCGGTTGATTCAGCTGGTATTGCTGGAAACATTAATGGAGAGGCTACTGCTGCTGGTATCTCTATGTCTCTTGGCGCTATCATTAAAAGGCATAAGCGAACTCTAATCAACTTCCAAGAATCTTTCTTGTTGCCTTTTGTTAAAAAAGCAGCTTATAGGTATATGCAGTTTGAGCCTGAGTTGTACCCTGTCAAGGACTACAAGTTTAATGCTTCCAGCTCTTTAGGCATCATTGCACGAGAGTACGAAGTAACTCAGCTTGTACAGTTGTTACAGACTATGCAACAGGATAGCCCGCTGTACCCTGTCTTGATTCAATCAATCATTGACAACATGAACCTGTCTAACCGTGAAGAGCTGATTGCTACAATGAAGAAAGCCTCTGAGGTTGATCCACAACAGCAGCAACAGCAACAGCAGATGCAACAGGCTCAGATGCAAGCTCAGATGGCCTTCCAGAACGCACAGACAGCTGCTCTGGAGGCGCAAGCACAAGAGGCAATGTCTAGGGCACAGAAGTACTCTGTTGAGTCTCAGATGCTTCCTCAGGAGCTTGAGATTGATAAACTTAAAGCTATCACTACCAACATCCGTCAGGGTGAGGAAGACGATAGAGAGTTTGAGCGTAGGCTAAAGATAGCTGATCGCTTATTAAAAGAGAAAGAAATAGACTTGAGAAACCGAGGAGGTCAAGCAAATGGTAGTGTCGCAGGTGCAACTCAACAAGGCGCTGGAGGAGATCAACAGCAGCTTCAGCAAGCTCTTGGAGCGCTTGGAAGCGTTGGAGGTCAAGGTTAATGAGCAAGGAGAAAGACCCAAGACTAGCACGAGCAGGGGTAAGCGGGTACAACAAACCGAAGAGAACTCCGAGCCATCCTAAGAAGTCCCACGTAGTTGTTGCCAAGGAAGGTGACAAGGTTAAGACTATTAGGTTTGGACAGCAGGGCGTTAGTGGTGATAAGAAACCCACAGCTAGACAGAAGTCTTTCAAAGCTCGGCATGCTTCCAACATTGCTAAGGGCAAGATGTCTGCAGCATACTGGGCTGACAAGGTGAAATGGTAATGAGTAAAGGTTTATACGCAAACATCCACGCTAAGCGTAAGCGTATCAAAGAGGGTTCTGGAGAGAAAATGCGTAAGGTAGGTAGCAAAGGCGCACCAACTTCAAAGAACTTTAAACAAGCGGCTAAGACAGCCAAAAAGAGGAAGTAACTATGCCAATGGTAAATGGAAAATCATACTCATACACAGCTAAGGGCAAAGCAGCAGCAAAGAAGGCAGCAGCTAAGTCAGGCAAGAAAATGAAGACTGTGAAAAAGTAACTAAAAATTAACTTGACATTTAGTCAAAAGTATGATATAATATACGCATACATAACATAAATGAACTGTCCTGTCAATAGGAGAAACAGTAAAAATGACACCAGAAACAGAAAAGTACTTTCGTGATCTAAATGATATGTTCCGATCAGAAGGTTGGAAGATTCTTTTAGGCGACATCCAAGCATCAGCTCAGGGTGTAAACTCAATAGAAAGTACTAGAGACGAGCAAGACCTCTACTTCCGTAAAGGACAACTTGCAGTTATGAACAATATCCTTAATCTTGAAACTCAAGTATCTGCAGCTCAAGAACAAGCAGAGACAGACGATGTTGAAGATTAGGGATTTCCAGTGTCCTGATGGGCACGTTAAAGAATACTTTGTTAGTGACGATATTGTACTTACTAGGTGCGAGTGCGGTAAAGACGCTAAGAGAGTGATCTCTCCAATCAGGTCTGTACTAGAACCTCACAGTGGTGACTTTGCAGGAGCTACTATGAAGTGGGCTAGAGACCGAGAAAGGAAGATCAAACAAGAACGGAAGGCAAACTCTTAGAGTCCTTCTACAAAACCAATTCTCCACAATGCTAAGGCACGGGGTTTAATAATGGCAGCAAAGCTAATAGATGAGCGTCCTGAAGAGGATAACGTAGAAACAACAGAACTTGACACACAGGAAGAGCAGTTTGAGCCTCAAGAAGAGGAAACTCAACAGCCTGAACAAGATGACCTACCTGATAAGTACCGAGGTAAGTCTGCTGCAGAACTTGCACGTATGCACCAAGAAGCTGAAAAGCTACTCGGTCGCCAGAGTTCTGAAGTAGGTGAGTTAAGGAAAGTTGTTGACAGTTATATTCAGACACAACTCTCACAACAACAAGCACCACAAAAGTCTGATGATGAAGATTACGACTTCTTCACTGATCCTGACAAGGCAGTAAGTAGAGCAATTGAGAATCATCCTAAAATTAAAGAAGCTGAACAGTACACTCAACACTACAAAAAAGCCTCGGCTTTAAGTCAGCTTCAGAGAAGACACCCAGACATGGAAGCGATCCTTAAGGACAACCGCTTTGCAGAATGGATACAAGGCTCTAAGATTAGGACTCAACTGTTTGTACAAGCTGACCAGCAGTATGACCATGAAGCTGCTGATGAACTATTCACTCTGTGGAAAGATCGTCAAGCAACGGTTAGTCAAACTGCACAGGCAGAGAAGGCTGGACGGAAGGAAGCGGTAAGGTCAGCAAATACTGGCAATGCTCGTGGAAACCCTGACAGTCAGTCACGTAAGATTTATCGGAGGGCAGACATTATTAAACTTATGAAAACCGACCCTGACCGATACCAAAGCCTATCTGATGAGATCATGAAGGCATATCAAGAAGGGAGGGTCAAATAGCTAATTCTAGGAGAATTTAAATGGCTACTTCAGTATATCCCGCCACTGGTGGTTTTGTAGATAACACTTCAGCAGCAGTCTTTATTCCAGAAATCTGGAGTGATGAGGTTATTGCTGCGTATGAGAAAAACTTAGTACTTGCTAACCTTGTCAAGAAGATGTCAATGACTGGCAAGAAAGGTGACACCATCCACATTCCTAAGCCCACTCGTGGTGCAGCGAATGCGAAGGTTGAGAACCAAGCAGTAACTGTTCAGAATGCTGTTGAGACCGAAGTACAGGTTGTTATCAACAAGCACTTTGAATATTCACGTCTGATTGAAGACATTACAGAAGCACAGGCTCTTGCGTCTCTACGTCAGTTCTACACTGGTGATGCTGGTTACGCTCTTGCTAAGCAGGTTGATGATGACTTGTTTGCTCTCGGTAAGTCTTTTGGTGACGGTGATGGCTCAGACTGGACTCACAGCAACGTCTACTACAACGATGCTTCTACTGGCACTACTCTGTACGCTGTAGACACTGTAGCAGCTGCTGACGTGTTCACTGACGCTTTCTTCCGTGACATGGTACAGAAGATGGACGATCAGGATACTCCAATGGACGGACGCTTCCTAGCTATCCCTCCTGCGTTGCGTAATGCAATCATGGGTATTGATCGCTACGTTTCTTCTGACTTCGTAGACGGACGTGGTGTTGTTAACGGTAAGATCGGTAACCTCTATGGTATTGACATCTACGTAACAAGCAACTGCCCAACCATTGAAACTGCAACTGACAACGCAGCTGGTGGTGCAGTACGTGGTGCAATCCTTGGTCACCGTGACACTATGGTAATGGCTGAGCAGCAGGGCGTTCGCTCTCAGACTCAGTACAAGCAAGAGTTTCTTGGCACTTTGTACACTGCTGACCGTCTCTACGGTACTCAGGTACTTCGCCCAGAGACAGGCTTTGTCTTAGCTGTCAACGGCTAAGCAACCTTCTAGCCCCTCTTCGGAGGGGTTTTCTCTTTCTCTTGTTTGTTTTAGTAGGAGTAGTTAATGCCAATATATCGTGGTGTAGGTGGTTCAGGAGACTCGTCTACGGATGCGTATGCGTCTCAGGTAGCACTTGATGCACAGACTGCCACTACTAAAGCAAACGAAGCTAGTGCCTCTGCAACCGCAGCAGCCGCTAGTGCAACTGCAGCAGCAGCTAGTGAGGCTGGTGTATCTGCAGACGCTGCAGCAGCTGAAGCAGCTAAGATAGCAGCACAGGCAGCACAGACAGCAGCAGAGCTTGCTGAAACCAACGCTGAGACTGCAGAGACTAATGCAGAGACTGCTGAAACCAATGCAGCAGCCAGTGCCTCAGCAGCTTCTACAAGCGCCTCTAGCGCATCTACGTCAGCTACTACGGCTACAACTAAGGCCAGTGAGGCATCAACATCCGCTACCAATGCGGCAAGCTCGGCTTCAGCGGCAGCGACCTCTGCGACCAATGCGGCTACAAGTGCTACAAACGCGGCTGCTAGCGAGGCAAGTGTAGCAAGTGATGCGGCTGCAGCGGCTAGTTCTGCAACAGCGGCAGCGGCTTCTGAGACGGCCTCAGCGGCATCTGAGAGTGCAGCGGCAACCTCTGCATCTAACGCATCTACTAGTGAGACTAACGCGGCTGCATCAGCGAGTGCTGCATCAACTAGTGCAACCAACGCTTCCAACTCTGCAAGTGCCGCAGCAACATCAGAGACTAATGCAGCCTCTAGCGCATCCAGTGCATCCACAAGTGCAACTAACGCTAGTAATAGTGCCTCAGCGGCATCTACTTCAGCATCCAATGCGGCAACCTCAGCCAGCAACGCAGCGACCAGTGAGTCTAATGCGGCCACTAGTGCGAGCAGCGCATCAACCAGTGCATCCAACGCAGCCACATCAGAGACTAACGCAGCCAACAGCGCCACAGCAGCGGCAGCGAGTGCAGCAGACGCAGCAGCAACAGCAGCATCAATTGGTGACCTAGACAGTCTGTCTGACGTTACTGTCACGACCCCTTCAATTGGTCAAGTCCTTAAGTATAATGGTTCTGTATGGGTTAACGATACAGACGCTGGTGGTATATCTAATATAGTAGAAGACACTACTCCACAGTTAGGTGGCACGTTAGATGCTAACGGCAACACTATTGACATGGGTACTAATACCATCACCGACACTAAAGTTGGTCAGTGGGATACTGCTTATGGTTGGGGTGATCATTCTACACAAGGTTATTTAACTTCAGCGGGTTTTACAACAACAGTTACTGCTACGTCAACAACAGCAAGCGCAGGTGACCACATTCACGTCACAGCAGCTACTCAGACTATTACTTTGCCAGCTAGTCCCAGTGCTGGAGACAGGGTAGCGGTCACTGTAGAAAGCTTTACAGACACTGTAGTGGCTAGAAATGGAAATGTAATTATGGATTTGTCTGAAGACTTTACTATTGATGTAGCCAATATGGGAGTTACTTTGATTTATACTGATGCTACTAATGGCTGGAGATTGTTATGAGTACACTAACAGGTTTGATAAGTTCTGGTGGTGGTGGCGGTGGTGCTAGTCATTTAGGTGTTGTTTTACTAACAGAGTCTACCACAGTTTCTTTTCCTGTTGATGTACAAGCTCTTGTTTATGTTATTGGAGCAGGAGGTGGAGGCGCTGCGGGAACAGACAAAAAAACCTGTGGTGGGGGTGCTGGCGGTTGCGCTGTAAGCAACCTCACACTAACTTCTGGAACAACATATACAGCAACAATAGGGGCTGGAGGCGCAGGAGCAGCTACAACTGTTGATAATACTTTTTCTAATGGAAGTGTAGGAGGTAACTCATCTTTTTCTGGTAGTGATATTACCACAATGACAGGAAATGGTGGGCTAGGAGGAATTGGTGAAAACGATTATGGTACAGCCATAACAGGAGTTTCAGGAGGAAGCGCCTCTGGTGGAAACATTGCAAATGTTACTGGAGGGTCGGCAGGTAACGCTCCAGCAAGCCAGTATCGGACATCTTCTGGTGGCGATGTCGGTATTTTTGTTACTCCTCCTCGGGCAGCAGGAGATATAAGTTCTTATCCTACAAATGTTTTAGGTTATAACCCACTTCCTTTTGAAATTCAATTTTTGGGAAGAAACGATCTTTTTAATGAAGCAACGTGGAGTGGGTCTACAATTTATTATTATAGAGATCAAATTAAACCAGCGGGGTCAAGGGGCTCATTAATAGAGCAAGACACAGGAAACTATAGAAGAACTGTTAGTGATTCTGGTGCGTTTTCTGGAGGGTCTGGGTGTGCTTATTATAGTACTAGCTCTGTCTATAATTATGCAATGGCTGGAGATGCTTCATTGGGAGGAGGTGGAGGCGGAGCACTGGCTGCCCGTACCACTTCTTACTCTGGTATCGGTGGAGTTGGTGCAGTTATTATTCAAATATTGAGTGTGGGGTAAACTGGCATGGCTAGGTTTGAAATACTAAACGAAACTGGAGAAGTTGAAAACATTATTGTTGCAAGTCTTTCTTTTGTGGAAGCCAACTATACAAGTTTTAGAGAAGTGGAAGAGCCTACAAAAGGGCCAGTAAAAACAAAAGAAGAAGAAGAAAGAGCGTGGAGAGATTCAGAGTTGTTTCGCACAGACTCGCTTATGCTTTTGTCAGACTACCCCTACAAAGAACAACTTACAGCATATCGTCAAGCTCTTAGAGACTGGACGGCTACAGAAGACTTTCCAGATACTAGACCAACTTTAGGAATCTAACATGGCATCTACAATTAAACTTAAGCGTGGCTCTGGTGCTCCCTCAGGCGGCTCTTTAGCTGCTGGTGAACCTGCACTGGACTTAACCAACAACAAGCTCTACAGCTCTACAGACGGCACTGACGTTGTTGAGATTGGTGGTAGTTTTGAAGACGGTTCTGTATCAACTCCTTCAATTAATTTTAGTTCTGATACTGACACAGGTATTTATAGGATAGGATCAGGTAATTTTGGGTTTGTATCAAACGGAACTGAAGTTGCTGAAATTTTATCTTCAGGTTTACAAGTAGGTTCTAAAACTCGTATTAGCTATGCTGCTGGTTCTTTTCAATGGGGAGACACTGTAGCAGGAACAGCGGCTACATTTAGTGTTAACTTTACACAAGTAGGTTCTATTACAGCTACAGTATCAGCGACAGCCTACAACACAAGCTCTGACTATCGCTTAAAAGAAAACGTAGTCCCTATTGAAAACGCTGTAGCTCGTATAGACAATCTTAATCCTGTTAGGTTTAATTTTAAAGTAGAACCAAACGTAACTGTTGATGGATTTTTAGCACACGAAGTAACACCTATAGTGCCTGAAGCAATTACAGGAGAAAAAGATGCTGTTGATGCTGATGGCAATCCAGTATACCAAGGTATTGACCAAGCCAAACTAGTACCTTTGCTAGTTGCTGCTGTACAGGAGTTATCTGCTCGTGTTGCTGCTCTGGAGGCTAACTAATGTTTAAACAAGCTCTTAAGTCACGTACAGTACAGTTTGGTGTAGCATTAGCTTCTCTGTCTGTCCTGCAAGGCTTTGTAGGTTTTATCCCTGCAAGTCCTGCTATTCAAGCTATGATTGGTTGTGGTATCGCTAGTGCTATTGTTGTACTACGGTTTATGACAACTCTGCCTGTAAGTGAGAAATAATCATGGAACAGAGCTTTATCAATATGCTCGCAGGAGCAGTCTCAGTCCTGTTCGGTTGGATACTTAAGACCGTGTGGGACGCAGTAAAAGACCTTCAAACTGCCGATGATGAGCTAGTTGATAAGGTTAACAGAATTGAAGTGTTGGTTGCTGGAGAGTACGTTAGACGTGAGGACTTCAGAGCAGACATGGATAGGTTGTTTGATAAGCTAGACGTAATAGACAAGAAGCTAGACAGTAAGGCTGACAAGTAATGTGGCAGACAATCCTAGCGCCCATAGCTCAACTGCTCGGAGGCTACCTCAAGAACAAAGCTGAGGAGAAGCAAGCAGTACACGAGCGTAAGCTAGAAGTCATTAAGCACGAGAGCAACTGGGACAACATCCAAGCTACTAATGCAGGTACGTCTTGGAAGGATGAGTGGTTTACGTTGTTGTTCTCTGTACCTCTTGTCATGGCATTTGTACCAGAGGCTGTAGAGATTGTTAAGCAAGGCTTTGAAGTCTTGGAAGGTATGCCTGATTGGTACAAAGGATTCTTAGGTGCAGCTGTAGCAGCTAGCTTTGGAATAAGAACACTGAGTAAGTGGGGGAATAAATAGTGGCAATAGTACAAAGTTTATTTGGTGATATGTTGCCACCCACTATGCAGGACGGTGGTGATCAAGGCGCTATTGGTATGCCTATGCCTACTAGAGTCCCTCAGTTAGCAGATCAGCAACCAATGCCTGTTATGGGTCAACAACCTCAGGCTACAGAGCAATTAGCACAGCAGCCTCAGGAAGTTTTAACACGCGTTATGGAGCGTCCTCAAGCTCCCGTTATGGGACAACAACAACCAGAGATTCCTAATTTTGATTTGTCTAGTTTAAACCTACCCACAGGTATAGACTTAACAGGGTTACAAGGCGGTATGTTTAACCTTGGTCAAGTACAGCCTCAGCAGCCTAAAGACTTTACTCAGATATTCAATGACTACTCAAGTTTCCTTAGTGGTGTCCAAAGTGGTGATACAACTAAAAAAGTAAACCGTAGAGACGATATCTATGATAATTACTTTAAACAGTCAGGAGGAAAGTACCAAGGTGACCCAGCAGAGCTGAGAGCTTCTGTAGGGCTTTCTGACGCATTTTCTGTGTATGATAACCCTGAGGGTCAGGTTACTGGTGAAAGCGTTCAGGGGGCTTATCAGGCGCTTACAAGCGGTGCTAGTCCTCTGGAGGCTTTGTCAGCCTACTACGGTTTTGAGTTTCAACCTGCAGTAAACGAAGGTGCTAATTATAGCAACGCTCATAAGTACGGTGTTACTGCTGAAACAATGGGTGAGTTTCAATCATTGGTTGAACCTATCCTGCAGAAGTCAATACCGTACATTCAAGCAACACAAGGTTTAAACTACACAGATGCACTTGAGTACGCCTACACTCACGACCCTATGATTAATGCTTTGTATCAGTCATATGGTGTTGACCTATACAGACAAACTAAGGATGGTTCTACTTATATTTATGATCCTATTGCTGGTCAAGAGATTAGAACCTTAGAAGTTAAGGACGCAAAGTTTAAAGACTTTCTTCCAGCCATAGCATTAGCAGCGGTAACAGCAGGTGCTGGTAGTTTTATTGGTGGAGCAATAGCTAAAACCGCCTTAGGCGCTTCCTTAGGCACAGCAGGTTCAACCGCTCTTGGTAGTGCTATAGCTGGTATAGGAACAGCTGCCGCAAGCGGTGCTAGAGGCTCTGACCTGTTAACTGCAGGTGTCCTTAGTGGTCTTGGTGGGTATGCTAAAGGTTTAGGAGAGGTTGCTAAAGGCGCTGTTGCAGGTAGTCAAGCTGCTATTGACGCTGCTGCCAAAGCTAACATCTTTAGTAACATTTCTAAAGTGGCTAATGCTGCTGATGCTATAGCAGATAAGAATTACTTTAAACTACTAAACATGGGTCTTGAAGCAGGTGGTTTTGATAGTTTTAATACCTTGACTGCAAACAAGCTCAATGAGCTAGGAGGAGCAGACGGAACACTTCTCGGTCTGAATGTAGATCAGTTAGCTCCCGCTGTCAACGGTTTTGCTAAAGACATATTAAAAGGTAAGGATGCAGACAAAGCCTTATTAGGTGCTGTTGGTGAGTACATTAAACAAGGCGGGGCTTTAGACAACTTTAAATTAGGTGACTTTAAGTTTCCTGATTTTGATTTCAATACACCAGACGGCATTAAAGGAATTGAGGATTTTGTCAAGGACAACTGGAGTAGCTTGAAGAAGTCTCCTTTTGTACAAGGTCTGCGGGAAGTAGGTAGAGACATTGACAAGAGTGTCATTCAGCCTTTGATTGATCCTTTAAAAGGTTTAGGTGGAAAACTTGATGATTTAGTAAACACACCCGACAGTATCAAAGCTATTGAAGACGGTATAAAAGGTCTGCCTGATAAGCTGGACGAAATGGTTGATACTCCTGACTGGTTTAAAGGAATTGAGGATTGGTTTAAAGGATTAGAGTTTCCTGACATAAACATACCTAGACCTAATTTACAAATACCTCAGCAGCAAATGTCCCCTGCTAATCTTATGGGTGACTTTGCTATGAGCGATCTTGACGCAGGAATTGAATCAGTAACACCTTCAGAACTGTTTGCACAAAAAGACTACTTAGCTGGACTACTGGACTAAACTATGACTTATTTACAATTAGTAAACAAAGTTCTAACAAGGCTGCGTGAAGAGACTGTCAGCACTGTTAGTCAGAACGCTTACTCTGCTCTAATTGGAGAGTTCGTGAATGACGCTAAGCAGTTTGTTGAGGACTCTTGGGACTGGTCAGCACTACGCACTACCTTGACTGTTACAACCACAGCTGACATCTTTAACTATGTCTTGACAGGCAGTCAGAACCGTATAGAGCTGCTTGATGTTGTCAACGATACTTCCAATGGCTTTATGAGCTACAGAGAGCAGCACTGGTTTAACAACACATTCCTTAACAACGAACCTGTCAAAGGGTCTCCTACGTACTACACCTTCAACGGTGTTGACTCTGAAGGAGACACTGCGGTTGACATTTATCCAATCCCTAACGGTGTCTACAGCCTACGATTTAACTCTATACTCCGCACAGGAACACTAGAGGAAGACACAGATCAAGTAACAATACCAACTCTACCTGTCATTATGTTAGCTACAGCGTTTGCTGCCAGAGAGCGTGGAGAGACTGGTGGAACTGCAGCAGCTGAGTTGTTCTCTATAGCTGATAAATCACTGTCGGACGCTATTGCACTTGATACGTCTAAACATCCTGAAGAGCTTATTTATAGGGCTGTATAATGGCGCAAGAACTACAAAACATTGCTATAAGAGCGCCAGCCTTTAAGGGACTGAATACACAAGACAGTCCTATTGATGGTGACCCTTCCTTTGCTGCTGTTGCTGACAACTGTGTCATTGACAAGTACGGTAGGATTGGTGCGCGTAAAGGTTTTAACACTCTTACAACTGACGTAACAGCTCTTGGTGGTAACTCTATAGAGTCCATTGGAGAGTTTGAACAAGTAAACGGTACACGTACTGTTGTGTCTGCAGGTAACAACAAAGTCTTTACAGGAACTACAACACTCACGGACATCACAGCTGCTCACACAATCACTGACAATGACTGGCAAATGATCTCCTTTAACAATGCCATGTATCTTGTGCAACGTGAGTATGAGCCTTTGGTGTACAACGGTACGTCTTTAGTTGCTATCTCTAGCCACACAGGCGCAGCAGGTACAGCTCCAGAAGCTAACTGTGGCTTGGCAGCCTTTGGTAGACTCTGGTTAGCTGACACTACCACAGACAAGTCTACAGTGTACTGGTCAGACCTATTGATTGGTGCAGCATGGAGTGGTGGTACGTCAGGTTCTATCAATCTGTCTAAAGTATGGCCTGATGGTTATGACGAGATTACAGCATTAGCTGCTCACAACGGATTGTTAGTGATCTTTGGTAGACGCTCTATTGTTATCTACGTTGGTGCTGAGTCACCTGCTAACATGGTACTACAGGACACTATCAATGGTGTTGGTTGTATTCAACGAGACTCTGTACGCAACACAGGCTCTGACTTGTTGTTCCTGTCACACTCTGGTGTACAGTCTCTTGGTCGTTTGATTCAGGAGAAGTCTTCACCCTTACGTGACGTTAGTATTAACATACGTGAGGACTTGACAAATCTTGTAGCTAGTGAGACAGGTTATGTCAGAAGCATATACTCTCCTGAAAATGCTTTCTACTTGTTGTACCTACCCACAGCTAACATTACTTTCTGTTTTGATACTAGAGGTGCGCTTGAGAATGGAGGGTTAAGAGCCACTAGATGGCCTTCTTCACCATTCAAGTGCTTTGCTAAAGGAGATGACGGTACAGTATACGTAGGTTCTGCTAACGGTGTAGGGGACTACTCAGGCTACCAAGACAACGGAGCAGCTTATAACCTCCGCTACTATAGTAACCCATTAACCTTTGGTGACCCTAGTAGAATTAAGTTTGTCAAGAAGATTGTACCTACGATTATTGGTGGTGCGTCTACAACAGCATTTATTAAGTGGGGTTATGACTTCAACGAAACATACTCTACATCCCCTGTGGATATTGCGGATTTTTCACCAGCAGAGTATGGAATATCTGAGTATAACATAGCAGAGTATAGCCAATCGTTTGTGGCTGTGCTTAAGAAAGGAATTAATGCTTCTGGTCAAGGTACTGTTGTTACCATTGGCGTGGAAGTAGAGATAGATCAGGAAGAGTTTTCACTACAGGAATTTAATATTCAAGCACTACTTGGAAGGACGATATGAGTAATTATACTAAACTTGTTGACTACGCTGCTAAGGATGCGCTGCCTAGCGGTAGTGCTGGTAAGATTGTTAGTGGTACTGAAATTAACACGGAGTTTGCAGCAATACAAACTGCAGTGAACACTAAAGCTGATAAGGCTTCACCAACATTTACAGGGACTGTTACAATGGCAGCACTGACTGCAACAGGAACGGTTACCTTGACTATTGATGGAGGGTCTTACTGATGAGTCCTATTGATAATCGGATATATACTCTTCCTCCTGCTCCTCCTCCTGAGGTCTTACCGCTTGACATCCTCATGGGAGGAGACCCTTGGGGAGGTAAGTGTCCTGCACCTTGGACTAATATTCTTTTAAAGGATAACGAAACTAAACAGGCTAAAGACCTTAAAGTTGGTGATTTAGTTCACACACAACACGAAGATACTTTAGAGTGGGGTGACTACCCTGTTGAGGTTGTTAAGATCATCCCAGATCAAAAGCGTTTGTCTTTTGTTTTTGATGACGGTGTAGAACTTGTGTGTTCTTTAAGTCACAAGTTTTATCTAAACAACACATGGGTAGAAGCAAAGGATATTAAAGTAAATGATATTCTGACAAATAAAAAAGTTACGGAAGTAAAGCCTTACGAAAACGGTGATGTTGTTTTAATAACCATTACAGACGCACATACTTATATTTCTGAAGGTATTCTGTCTCACAACAAATCATTAGCGCGTCCTCCAGAAGGAAATTACATTGCTTCTACACCTAATAGAACAGGTGTAGATATGACAGGCGCTCAAGTTCCTAGTTCTGGAATAAGCTCAGGTGGTCTCTTTGGTAACTTGATTGGGTTGCTTGGTTCTAATTACTTAGGCAACCAACAACAAAGCGCCTTTGGTAAAACCATACAAGGCTATGGAAACTTAGCTAACCAGTTACAGTCTCAAGTACAGTTTAAACCTTTTACTGTCACAGGTACAACAGGTGGTGTTAGTACTGGTTATGACGCTCAGGGTAACCTACAGACTCAGTACGGTTTAGGTCCTCAAGGACAAGCGATACAACAGGCTGGTCTTGGGGGTGCTCAACAGTTCTTTGGGCAAGCTGGGGGTATTGATCCAACTTTAGCCGCACAAAGGGGAACACTAGGACAGTTCTTTGGTGCTCAAGCACAGCAGCTAGGACAACCCACAGGTATTGAAGGTTTGACTTCACAAGCGTTAGCTGGAGGGCAACAGCGAATAGGTCAGGCTATGCAGCCTACTGACATTAACCTCTTACGTGGTCAGTTTGCTGGTCAAGTGGGTGGTTTGTTAGGTCAACAACCTTCAGCAGCCTTAGCTGACCTGAGCCAAACAGCTTACGGCATGGGAACTCAGGGTTTACGTCAACTATCACAACCTGCTGACATTGAAGCCTTAAGACAACAGTACGCTGGTTTAGCAGGTCAAGCAGCCAGTGGTTTGTTGACAGGAACTGGTGATAGAGAACAACAAATCTTTGAACGTATTAGAGCAGCTCAGACACCTGAGGAACAGCGTCAGCGTTTAGCTACTGAAGAACGTATGGCTGCTCAGGGACGCTTAGGGCTGTCCTCAGCTGCCTACGGTGGTTCTACTCCAGAGCTTATGGCTCAAGAGCAAGCCATTGCTGAAGCACGTAACAGGGCTGCTTTGGGCGCTATGGATCAGGCAAGAGCAGAACAAGCACAACAACTACAGACTGCACAGACCCTTGGTGGTTTGACAAGTCAGTTTGCTGGTCAGTCTTCAGACCTACAATCAGCTGCACAGCAGAGAGCAGCCCAGCTGTCTCAGTTAGGCATGTCTGCAGAGCAAATCCAGTCTCAGCTTCAGTCAGAAGGTTTAGGTAGGGCTGCACAAGCTGGTGGTTTAGCTGCTGACCTAGCGTCAACTGCTTCAGGTCTTGAATCTCAAGCATTACAAAGAGGTTTGTCATTATCTGGCCTTGGTATGCAAGGTACTGAGCTTGGACAAGGTTTGACTAACCAACAGCTTCAGAATCTCTTGGCGTTACAACAGGCAGGTCAGACATCAGCCTTGGCTCAACAGCAACTACAGGCAGGTAATGTTGACATTGGTCGTGGCTTGTTGGCTGCTGGTCTTGCTCCTGAGTCTCAGTTGTTGAACCTGATCCAACCTGCAATTAACATTGCTAGCCTACAAGGTACAGGTCAGCGTGAGGGTGCTAACTTGGCTGCTCAGCTTCAGATAGCTCAGATGCAAGCCCAACAGAATGCTGCGCTGGCTGAGGCACAGAGAAAGGGACAACTGCTATCTGGAGGTGTTGGGTTATTGACTGGTCAACGACAAGGCGGACAACAAAGTATTCTAGATCAGTTATTGGGGGGACTCTTTGGAGGACTCTTTGGCGGTAGTAGTGGCAATAACGGAGACAGTGACATTATGGATGCAATTGATTATGCGGCAGGTCTAGGGGGCTAATATGGCGGTTAATTTAACAGGAATGTTGTCTCAGATAAACCAGCAGATGGCTCCCAGACAACCTGCTCCTCAGCTTCCTATGGAGCAACAAAACCTAATGCAAAGGTTTGGAGTTGCTGACCCAATGCTACAACAGTTTGGTCAAGGACTTGCGGGTGTCTTGGGTGTTGAGACAAGAAGTCCAATGGCTATTCAACAGGCTCAGCAAATGGCACAACAAGAGCAACTTAAAAGCTCAGTAGGCGCTATCAAAGACCCTTCAAGCTACGAAGGTATGGTACAGCTTGCACAAGCAGTAATGAATATTGATCCTATTCAAGGTGTTCAGTTGCTTGCTAAGGCTGAGGAGATGAAAAAGGCTTCTCAAATGTCTCAACTTGAGGCAGGTAACTTAGATATTCAAGAAGGACTACAAAGAACTAAAAACCAAGCACTAGCTAGAACACTTCAAAGTAAAGGCTTTGATGGTTTAGCTACTCAAGTGTTAGGGGGTGATGAAGAAGCTCGTAAAAACGGAATAAGAATTATTTCTGAAAGCGCTTCTGGTAGTTCTTCAGCTAGTGGTGTAAAAGCAGGAACTTGGAAGGATGATAAAGGTAACTTCTACATCGCTACTAGGGTTCTTGATAAGTCTACAGGGCAAACAACTTTAGAGTACAACCCTGTTGGAAGCGCTCCTGCGTATAGCAACCAAAACCTAACTCTTGTAAATGCTGAAGGCTTAACAGCTTCAGAAGATGTAGCTCTTTCAGTTTCTGGAGCAGCTAACAAGAAGTTTAGTGAGTTGCGCTTAAATGCTGTAGATAACATTGGGTCACTACAAAACGAAAGGGAAACTTTAGATAGTGCTATAGCTTTAGCGGAAACCGTTCAAACAGGTGGTCCTTTAAATGTAGCAGGTACAGCTATTGAAAGGTTTTTAGGTGAAATACCTGCGGATAAGGCTGAGTTTGAGCTTTTACTCGGCAACGCCATGTATGCCCAACTAAAGCCCTTGTTTGGTGGTGTTATTAGTGATACTGAGCGTAAAGCTATTGAGAAAATATATGCAGGTCTTGAAAAGGGAAATGCGGCAAACATCGCCATACTAAAAAGATTAAAAGAAGAAACAGATAAAGCGTATAGAAAAGCAAGGCTTGCGCTTTCTGCGGATACGTATGAAGATTACCTCAGTCAGGCTAAAAAGTTTTATCCAGATGCGCCTACAGAACAGAAAAACACTGTACGTTGGGATGATTTATAACAGAGGTTACTATGCAGACTCAAGACATTACATTACCTAACGGAAAGATTATACAGGGTGTTCCTGTAGGGACTTCTAAAGATTTGGTTAAACAGAAGGCTATTGCTGCTGGATTAGCTACTGAAGATGACTTTGGAGCTAATCCTATTATACCTGCTGCAGAGAAAGCTAAGATTGAAGAAGACCTTCCTTGGTACGTAGACGTAAAAGACTTCTTTAAAGAGAACATGGAAATACCTACAGGTTTAGCAGGCTCTTTAACAGGAGCAGTTGCTGGAGCGCCTTTTGGTGGTCCTATTGGCGCTATTACTGGAGGAATTGTTGGGGGCGCTTTAGGCTCTGGAGGTGGTTCTTTACTTTCTAACTATTTTCAAGGTGAAGAGTTAGATTATGCAGACGCTGTAAAAGAAGCTGCTTTTTCAGCAGGTTTTGACATAGCTACTTTGGGTCTTGGTAGGGCGTTTAGTCCTGCATTTATTGCTTCAAGAAAGGCTCTTGGGTTCTCTCCTAAAGAGACAGCCGAAGATATCATTAAACTAGCTAAAGCAGGAGGCGAGGCAGGTTCTCAACAGTCCTTAATGGCTTCTCAGCAAATACTAACTGAAGGGGGCGCTACCTTGCTACCCTTTCAAACTAAGAACGCTTCAGGCTTTGATATCTTTAAACAAAGGTTAGGTGAGGTTGGTATTTTATCTTCTACTGTTATGGAAGAAAATGCCAAAAGAGTTAATACTATTGTTAACGACAGCTTAGATGATTTAATAACACGCTATGGCTCTGGCGCTTATGACCCTAGTACCTTAGGTGAGAATATGTACCAAGTTACTCAGCTTGGCAAGACATCTATGCAAGAAATATATAGTCAGGGTCTATCAGACATACAGCAAAGCCTTGGTAACAAAGCCGTGCCTACAGGTATACTAAAAAGCTCAGTAGACTCTTTTGTAAAAGAAAATCAAAGAGAGTTTGGTACTTTGTTAGATAAAGACGCTTTAAAGGTAATCAACGATTTACTAGATAGCGTAAAAGATGTTAAGTCTTTAAAAGCCACTTCTTTGCTTGATTTAGAAAAGAAAATAGGGAGAGAAATCTCTAAGTTTGGTGACTTAAACTCTGGAGTTTACAACAGTGCTGCTGAGCGTGATTTAGCTAGGCTGTCTTCCTCAATAAGAGCTTCTGTATCTAACACACTTAAAACTGTAGACCCTGAAGCTGCTGCAAAGTATGCCGCTATTAAAGGGCAGTATTCAGAAGCATTGGAAGGGGTGTTACCCGAAATAAACAAGAACTTCATACAAAGAGCCAACAAAGAAAACTATGAGTCTTTGGGTAAGATGCTACTCTCTAACGGCAATGTTGACTCTACTCGTAAGTTTTTAAGTAGTATTGATACTTCCTTTGCTTTAGCTAAAAAAGCTGGTGTTAAAGACCTGCCCTTTAGTTCAGCAAAAGAAGCAAAACAAGCTGTAAGAGCTGCTTATTTAAAGAACTTGTTTCCCAACTTAGGTGATGAGTTTGCTATTGATAAGTATAGAAACTTAGCTGAGCAGTATTCTAAACCTGCTTTTGAAAGAAAGTTAAAGACTGTTTTGGGTGAGGACTTTGTACCTGTTAAACAGTTAATGAACTTGATGAAGGAAGCGTCTGACAAACCCTCTAGCAACATTGGAGAGCTTGTACTAAGAAACAAAGAATATACGGCTTTGTTTAGTGCGGGAAGTTTACTTGTTGCTACTGCAGGAGGTGTTGCAGGAGGTGTTGCAGGAGGTGGATTAGCGGCAGGGGCTGTTTTATTAACGCCTGTGTTACTGGCTAAACTAGCAACTAATCCTAAAGCGGTTAACAAGCTACTAGCGTTTAATAAGAGAAAGTTTAAGTCTTCTGAGGCTACTGTGTTAGCAGGAACAAACTTGATAGGGGACTTAATAGTAGACCTTTCTGAAGAAGACAGAGCAGAGATAAAAGAAGCATCAAGACTTTAAACTAAGTTGCCCCTCCGAAGAGGGGCTTTTTAGTCCTACACTATCTCACAAGCTCCACCAACACACGCTAGCTCCTGAGACCCTTCAGTAACATCAGTAGCTTCATTGATGTTCCAGTCCACAGCTTCAGGCATTGCCTTGACTAGCTCGTTGTATTGCTCTTCCGTAATTGCTTCATAAGGCGCTTGTTCATAAGTATGATCGGAATATGGCAGAAAGCTAACGCCACTGACATCATCAAAGTTATTGTAAAGCCAATTACCAATAGCAAGGTATTCGCTGTCTCTATAATAAACTGTAATGCTCGGCTTATGCTCACACCAATGCTCCTGATACATAGTCCACAACTCAAGCTGCTCTAATCCTGTCTGCTCTGAAGCCATCACAGCGCCTTCAGGGGCTTTCTTAACGAAGGAGAATATCTTAGTAGTAGCTGAAGTTATATCTGTCTCTACAGGCACTCCTGCGGCTTCTAAGACACCACAAAGTGGATCACGACTATCAGCCCTAACACGCCTAATGTAGTAATCAGCGAAGCGTCCGTGTATACCACTAGCTGAGTCCACCAACTGTGAAACTGTGCCAGAGGGTTTAACACAGGTGATTGCTGCCGACTGTTTGATGCCGAGCTTCTTCGCCCACGCCTTATTCGTTGCGACCGCTTCATTCTTTAGCTCCTCTAGTATCTCTGACAGTGGAACACGAGCGCCATTGTTAAACCACAGGTCACCATCACTCTTCATAGCCAAGACAGGGTGGTCAAGAATACCTGTCATGCTCACTCCCAAAAGAGCTTCCTCTTCTGTGTTTTCCTTCCACTTCTTTCGCAGGTATCGGAAGTCTGTCAAGGTAGCTTGGAGAGTTCCAAGGATACTTGCAATTCGTACCTTCCTTCGCAGAGTGTCGTATGTGTCGTCAGACCTGACAACAACTTCTGACAGGTTACAAAATTGGTTGGGTCTGAGGATAATTTCCGAGCAAGGATTTGTGCCAAAGTCCCAGTCGCTATCTCGTCTACCGTTTTTCGCAGCCTGTTTCTGACTTGCCACTCTACTAAAGATACCTCGCTCGCCTGATCGTGATTCATATAAACTTACCCATTCGTTTAAGAACGCCTCGAAGTCTGGCTTCTCGGTGTAGCATGCGCTGTTGTTTG